GCGTGCCTGGACGCCGTACCTTGGCGCGATCTCCTGACAGTACGTGAGAATCTCGTCGTCGTTGCTCGTGATGATCGGGTGCGTGACACCGCCGTCTCCGAGCCACAGCCCGACGAGGTACGGATCTACCGGCACCTCACGCGGTTTGAACTCCACGCCCGCACGTAGAAGTTTGGCCGGTCCGCGACCCTTGACCTGTGTGCCCCACTGTTCCGGTGCACACTCCTTGAGTGGTACGTCAATGACGGCCTGGTGGTCGGTCCATTCACCCGCACGGTTTTTGCGACCTGCAAGCACGACGGTGAGGATGTGTTCTTCGTTGCATACCCAGGCCGCACCCTTCGTTGGGATGATGCGGTAGAGCGGGCTACGTCCACGATTGACGCCTGCGACGCGCCGCGGCCTCGAATCAGGTCCCATGACATCTTCGCCTTCGCGAACGTCTTCGACGAACTTGGTCGTCCCGTCGAACATGAGAACCGGCGTGCCTTTGCCGAGGCACTTCCCACTGCCCATTTCACCTTCGACAAGCAACAGCGGCTTGGTCGGCATGAGATCCGGGAACGCCACCGCGAACATCCAGATGCCAAGGCAGGTCTTCTGGATGTCAGGTGACATGCCGCCCTCACGCGTCGGGACGTACTGCAAGTCATCGATCAGGCGCTTGAACAGCTCGTGGTGGTTGCCGACGGTGGGTCCAGTCTTTTGCGGTACGTCGCAGTTGTAGCCACCGTCGTCGTCGAGGAATACCGCTGGGCCGTAACCGTTTGCGCGAATCAATACTTCGGTGCCATCGATCTCGTAACAAGTACCGTCGTACCGCGAGATGTAGAGCTTCCGCCCGCCGCGATCCCAGAACGCGAACCGGCGAACCTCACGGAACAGTCCCGTTGCAATCGTGCCGTGCTTGAGGGACGAGGTCAGATGTCTCGTGAGCTGCTCACTGGGGTTGAGGCCGTAGGCCTGCAACATGTACCCACCGAACTCTGGATCCTTCTCGTCGATGCGGTAGAGCTTGCAGGCGCGACCCTCTAATAGGTAAGCGCGCTTGTCGGCCGTGCGCAGGAACGCGCCGTGCGCCGTCTTGCGGTTCTCCTGCGTCGAGATGAAGTTGTGGAGGATTCGGCGCTTCTGATCCTCGTTGAACTTCTTGTGGTAGCGGATCGCCCACACCTGCTGGCGTGTCCACGCATCCGGATCGCTGCTGGGAGTACCCGCACCGCCACCACCGCCACCACCACTGGGAACACCAGAGCTGTTACCCGGAGCGGCACTGTTGCCGGCCGTGCTTGCAGTGATCGCCGCGTTGGCGCTGGAGCCCGGGAAGGGGATGATGTTGTTGTTGGACGCCATCCCCTATCCTAGCCCGCCGCCAGTTGCTGCCGCTTCCGGAGTGCTACTGCTACTTCAGCGCGCTCGAATACGGTCCGGCCGAGGACTCGCTTGCCTGTCAAGATTCCGGAGCTGCGCCAGCGCCAGATGGTCGCCACGGACACGTCCAGAAACGTTGCGGCTTGCTCGGCGGTTAGCAAATCGCTGATGCGTTTGGTGCGACTCACGGTTGTCATGGCCAGGTCTGTTGCTGATACACGTTCGAAATTCACGCGTCAAGATTTTGAGCGGTGTGGACGCACCGAAACGGGATCTCTCGTCGAGAAATACCTGTCGATCACGCTGATCACGATCGCAATTCACAAGCTGTCCACAGGCTGTGAAAAATTCCTGTGGAAAACTTTTCAGGCGCTCCCGGGATCTCTCCGCATGAGTTACGCGATCGCACATCAACAAACTTGACAGGTCGCGTTGGCCCACATAGCGTGCGATTCGAGCTGACCGACTTTTGATTCTCTAGGGGCTGAAAATGAGAGCGATGACGGCGCCACGGGCTGAGCTAGCCCTAACGCCACACCCAAAACGACGCGACTGGTACGCGATCCCGCCGGCATGGACGCCGGACGTGTCGCTAGCCCCGTCGGTACAGCTCGACGCGCGGCTCGGACCGCTCGTGCACCGCTCTCATCTGCCATTGCTTGCGAAGCTCCATCCCGAGGTCGAGCTTTTTTTGTCCCAGCACGGATCGCGGATGGGACTGGAAAGTGATCGCAACAGCGATCGCAATGCCTTCGACGCGACGACGGAGCCCAACGGTTGGAAACTCCGCGACTATCAGCATACTGGCCGTGAGTTCATCCGCGCACGTCGCGGCATCTTGCTCGCGGATCAAATGAGGTTGGGGAAAACTTCCCAAATCGTCGCCTCGCACGATCTCGACAGTGGACCCTTGATCGTTGTCGCGCCGCTTGCGACCCGTGAGGTCTGGCTTGGGTGGTTTCGTCGTCGGTGGCCCGATGTTCGTCCGATCGTGCTTCAAGGCAAGCGCGTCGCGTATGTCGACCCGAAGAAGGCACCCAAGCGCAAGAAGGAACGCAACTACGATCTGCTCGAAGGCGCGTTCTTTGACGAGAGCGCGCTCAAGAACGCGCAGCTCGTATTCATGAACTACGACATCCTTGCCGGTTGGAAGAACTTCGGCAACCGTCGCATCGGCACGTTGGTCTTCGACGAGATTCATCTCCTCTCGAACAAAAGCTCACGGCGCAGCAAGGCTGCCATGTTCCTCGCTGCACAAGCCGACCGTGTGATCGGCGCGACTGGTACGCCGCTGTGGAACAAGCCCGCTGGGCTCTTCACGACGTTGTCGTGTATCAGCCCCGGCGCCTGGGGTAAGTACTTCGAGTACGCCACGCGCTACGCCAACGGCCGCATGGGACCGCACGGATTCGTTGCCGATGGTGCCTCAAACGAAGAAGAGTTCCGGGTGCGCATGCAAGAGATCATGCTGCGCCGTACCTGGCAGAGCGTGCTCGGCGAGGTACCTGTCATCGAGCGCACGGTCGAGGTCGTCCAGATTACCGAACGCCAGGCGTTCAAGGTCGAGAAAGAGGCCGAACGCGTGCGCGATCACGCACGGCAGACTACCGCCATCGGTGCGATGGCACGCTTTCGTCGACTGCTCGCGCAGCTCAAGGTCGATGGTGCCATCGATGTCGCCAAGCGTGTCCTCGATGGCGGCGAGCGTGTGATCGTTTGGACCTGGCACCGCGACATCGCAATCAAGATCGAAGAGTCGCTCGCAAAGCAGGGCTATCCGGGCTTTGTCGTTACCGGCAACACGGACTCTGACATCCGCGCTGAGATCTTCGATCGGTGGCGTGCGCATCCCACGTCACCGCTCTGCATCACGCTGTCCGTTGGTCAGGTCGGCATCGATCTAAGTGCCGCTCGGCAAGAAGTTTTCGCCGAGTTGGACTACACGCCGTCGATCGTTGCGCAGGCTGAGATGCGGCCGTTCAACGGCAAGCAACCGATCGCTGCAACGTACGTGATCATTGATCACGAGATCGAACGGAAGATCCTCGAAGCGTTGCAGACCAAGTGTGACTTCGCGTTGCGGCTCGGCGTTCCAGCCGCCGAGAGTGCGATCGAAGTCATCGCTAGCGGCTTCACAGGTGTTGGTGGCGGCCTCGGAACGGCTGATGATTTTGCGGCGCTCGCGAATGCCGTACTCGCAGAGCATCCCGAACCAGAAGACGGCGATGACACGTACCACGGGGCGATGTGGACCCTCGACATGGAGGCGGAATGACCAAAGCACCCAACGGCACCAACGGCAACGGCACACGCGAGCTGACGGACGCCGATGACCTCGACCCCAACAAGGGGCCGAACATGATCGTCCCACCGCCGCTCGATCCCAACCGCATCAGCATGTTCACCGATCCGACCGTCAAGCGGCTCGACGACATCTTGTTGACGACCTTCGACGCTCACGGCATGGAGCGCATGGGCGGTGCCTCAGGGCGTGGCTGGAGCAGCCACGCGACGTTCCAGCGCTGCCCGTACCTGTTCAAGCTCAGCTATCTCGACGGCCACCGTGGCGCGCCGGCACGTGCGCTCGAAACTGGGTCGGCGTTCCACACGTACCTCGCGCTCCACTATCTGTGGATGCTCAACGAGAACTTGACGCTCACGCCGTATGTCGCCCGTGACGCGATGATGGACGGCGGTGGTGATGCCGTCGCTATCCTCGAAGCCTGGCGGCTGTACGAGGCCTACGCGAACAAGTACGAGAACGACTACCTCACGCCAATCGCGATGGAAGAGTGGGCCCAAGATCCTGACGGCAACACGTGCCGTTTCGACTTGATCGCTGAAGTCCGCGATGCCGTCGCTGGTGTCGTCCCTGGCGTGTACATCGTCGAGCACAAGTCTGCCGCACGGTTCACTGCCGACGTTCTCGAAGGCTGGCGAAACGACGGTGAAATCCTCGGCCAGATCATGATCTGGAAGCGTGCCAAGCTCGATAAGAAGTACGGCAAGCTCCGCGGCACCATCGTCAACATCGTCGGTAAGCAGAAGACGATCCAATTCCACCGGACGATCGTTCCCGCGCAGAAGTGGCACGTCCAGCAGCACATGGAGGACCTCAAGATGTGGTCCGCGTTGCAGCAGATGTACGCCGCAACGGGAGTGTGGCCGAAGGCGCGCGCGAACTGCGTGACCAAGTTCGGCATGTGCAGTTTTTTTGATCACTGTGCCGAGAATCAGAAACTCGTGCCTATTCGCAAGCGTGAGTGGGCACCGCAAACTAAGCCGGCGATCGCAGCCGCGACTGAATCACAAGAGGGACTTGCGGATGCGGCTGCGATCGGGCAAACGTCTCGCGCTGTGGCGCCGGACGAGAACGTAACGACAACCGAAACAGAGAGCGAAGGGAGCAACGCATGAGGGTTATCGACGTCAGTAAGCCCGGCAAGATCCAGCGTGTCACTGCGCTGTCTTACGGGATGTCTCGCGCAGGCAAGACGCGCTTCGCCGGTTCGTGGCCACGTCCACTGTTTCTGTCCGACGCGACGGAATCAGGCTGGACGACGCTCGGGAACATGGACCGCAACGTCCTGTTCGAGCAAGGTCGCTCCCCAATCGTGTGGGCGATCGACAGAGCCGCTGACATGATGCAGGCCGTCCACGACGCGGAGCCGCTCGTCAAGCGCGGTGAAGTCCAGACTGTCGTTGTCGACTCGCTCACGTTCTACGCGGACCTGTTCTTCAACACGCTCGATGCCGCTGGGGGGAACCGCGCCGACGCGCGGCAGCTCTACCAGAAGCTCGGTCAGCACCTGAAGAACCTCCGCGAGGTCATCCATCTGCTTGGCAGCAACGTTGTCTGGCTCGCGCTGGAGAAGCCGCCGGGTGAGGACACGCCAGTTGGCGGGCCGATGCTCTCGGGGCAGAACGCGGCGAAGTTCGCTGCGGGCTGCGACTACGTTTTCTATCACCGCAGCTTCCAGGCGCAGCCAAATACGCCGCTCCAGTGGGAAGTCCGAACGAAGAAGTACGGGAACTACCAAGCGGGCGGGCGCGACGAAGGCCGTTTGTCTGATCCACTTGGGTACGTGCAGATCAACGACGACGGCCAGGAGCTGTTCGTTCCCGATTGCACGTACCGCACGATGGCCGAGGCGTTGGGCATCTTGCCCACGCTCGCGGAAGCTGCTGCTGCGGCACCTGTCGCAGCGAACGGCAAAGGTAAGCCCTCGGGGCCACCTGCGCCGTCGACCCCTGCTCAACCGGGACGGAGCACGTCCCGGTAACGAGAGTCTGTCCGAGTCACTGAAACTGCAACCACGAAAGAGAGAGCTACCATGGCCGAATTTGTCGACTACATCAGCATGAATCTGGGCGATCCGAACATCACGGCGCACGACGGCCGGTCCCAGCGCATCGAGCCGGGAACGTACGACTTCGAGATCGACAAG